GATTAGGATTCTATGGCTTAGGTCTATCACACATGATTGGTGGTATATCCAAAGCATCCACATCTATTTTAAGACAACTTATAGACGCTGGTACTTTAGCTAATCTACCAGCTGGTTTTAAAGCCAGAGGTATGAGAATCAGGGATGAAGACCAACCTTTACAACCCGGTGAATTTAGAGACATTGATACTACTGGTGGCTCTTTAAGAGAGAACCTTATACCTTTACCAATCAAAGAACCAAGCAATGTATTGATGCAATTACTTGGTTTACTAGTTGATTCTGGTAAAAGATTTGCAGCTATTGCTGACATGAATGTAGGTGATAGCAACCAAGCTATGCCTGTAGGTACTACTGTAGCTCTATTAGAAAGAGGTACAAAGGTAATGAGTGCTATCCATAAAAGATTGCACTATGCACAAAAGATAGAGTTTGAATTACTGGCTAAAGTGTTTGCAGAGTATCTGCCACCTTCTTACCCTTTCACAGCTGGCACAGCTCCAAACGAAATTAAACAACAAGACTTTGATGGTCGTGTTGATATCGTACCAGTCTCAGACCCAAATATATTCTCACAAAGTCAAAGAATCACTTTAGCTCAAGAATTGTTGATGATGGTTCAATCTAACCCTGAGATACATGGTCAACAAGGTATGTACGAAGCTTACAAAAGAATGTACGCAGCTCTTGGTGTAGACAACGTAGAATCGTTAATACCACCACCACCTGATATGACACCACAACCAGTAGATGCTGGTTTAGAGAATAGTAGCCTTATGTTAGGACAACCAGCTCAAGCCTTTGAAGGACAGAACCATGAAGCACACTTAGAAACACATAAAAGTTTGTTTTTAACACAAGTGGTTAAGGACAACCCACAGATACAATCAATAATCATAAGTCACTGCATGCAACACTTACAGTTCTTATCTTCACAGATAGCTAGTCAACAGATACCACAAGAAGTGCAAATGCAATTACAACAAGCACAGGCAGAAATGCAACAGATGCCAGCAGACCAAGTGTTGCAGATGCAACAACAGATACAAATGACTTTAGACCAATACAGTGCACCAATCATGGCACAACTTACTTCTGAGTTCTTACAGTCTATAGGACAAGGACAAAGTAACGACCCATTGGTTGATATAAGAAAATCAGAGCTAGATTTAAAAGATAAAGAGCTAGATATTGAAACACAACAATTTACTCAGAAACAGAATCAAAGAGCACAAGAGAAAATGCAAGAGAACATGTTGCAAGAACAACGCATAAATGTGCAAAAAGATATAGCTGATGATAAACTAAATGTAGCTATAGACAGACTTAGACAAAATGCTGATCTAAAGCTAATGGAATTAGGTACAAAAACGAGGAATTAATTATGGCAACATCATTTAAAACTAAAGCAGTAGCTGAACTTAGAGCTGCTAAAAAAATTGCAAGACAACAAGAAGCTACAGCACAGGCAGAATACGAAGAAAACAAAGCTGCTAAACTTTTGGCTAATGAAAAAAGAAGAGCAGACAAAATGGTGAGAATATCGCAACCAGAACCAACACCAGCTCCTGTTGTTGAAGAAGTTGTTGAAGAAACAGTAGAAGAAGTATTTGAGCAACCAAAAGCCAAAGCGAAGCCAAAAATTACTGTAAAGAAAAAAGGCAGACCAGCAAAGGCTAAAAAATAATGCCTGATGATTTTGAGTTACTCGATGCAGTCAAAAAGATTATATCGAAAAGAGAGTCTCAAATTGGCGAGACTATGATGTCAGGTGGCTTGAAAGATATGGAACATTATAAATATTTGCAAGGAGAACTATCTGCTTTATACTACATGAAAGCAGAATTACAGAATTTATTTAAAAAAGATTAAATGGCAGAATTAAAATCAACTAACGACATAGTAGCTAATGCTTACATAGAAGAAGAAGCAAGAGTTCTCGACCCTACTTTACTAGAGAAGTCTGTTTTAGATAGGATGCCTCAACCAACAGGTTGGCGTATGTTGGTTTTACCATACACTGGTAAGGCAACTACAAAAGGTGGCATACATTTAGCACAAAGCACTGTAGATCGTGAGGCTTTAGCAACAGTAGTTGCATATGTAGTTAAGCAAGGACCTGACTGCTATAAAGATACAAAAAGATTTAGTGGGAAACCATGGTGTGAGGAGAAACAATGGGTTTTAATAGGGCGTTACTCTGGCTCTAGGTTTAAATTGGAGGAAGGTGCAGAGGTTCGCATCATCAATGATGATGAAGTGATAGCCACAATTCTCGACCCTGATGACATAGTGAGTTTATGATGAATGAACAAGAAAATGCACAACAAATTCAGCCAGAAGCTGATGATGTTGAAGTAGAGGTAGTAGAACAGGAAGCTTTAGTAGAATCTAGCCCAGACGATGAGCTAGAAAATTATACTAAATCGGTTTCCAAAAGAATAAATAAGTTGAATGAACGCAACAGACAAGCTGAAGAAAAAACAGCTGAGTTAGAGCGTAGATTGGCTCAAAAAGAGCAAGAAACAGCTTATATGGCTCAAGAAAGGTTGCAAACGCACCAAACCTTGATACAAAAAGAAAAGGAAGCAATACAAGCTAAAGAGATGCAAGCTGATGACTTGTACAAAAAAGCAGTTGATTCTGGTGATGCTGAGTTAATGTCAAAGGCTGACACTCTTAAAAGTGATCTGAGCATACAAAAAGAAAAAGTTAGAATGGCTGAAGCACAGTCACAACAAACTTTTCAAAATCCACAGCCAGTACAACAACAACAATACCAAGAACAAGCACCAGCTACTGTAGAGCCTAGTACACAAGCAAAAGGCTGGCATGACAAAAACCAATGGTATGGTGACAGTAGTAATGATGACAATGTACAAGCGACACAATTCGCTTATTTCACACACTACAATTTAATTAACGAAGGTTATGAAGCTGATTCTGATGACTATTACAGTGAGCTAAATAACAGAGTTTATAAAGTTTACCCTGATTTACAGGGCAATAATGACGTTCAAAATGAAGACAGACCCACTGTGCAAAGAGTCGCTTCAACTTCTGTAGGAAGTCGTCAAAAAACACAAGGCAAGAAGAACGGAGTGACTTTTTCTAAATCAGAAGTTGAACGTCTCAGAGGATTGAAACCACATAATATGTCTGAAGAGGCATGGTTAAAATCTGTTGCTAAAGAGAAACAAAAAATTTCACAAAGAGAGGCAAAATAAAATGACTAACGAAATAGAACAAGAAACTACAACCAGAAAATCCCGTGAATCCGAGTCACACGCTAAAGAAACTCGTAGAACCCCATGGAGACCAGTAAGAAAACTAGAAACACCTCCAGCACCTGAAGGATATGAATATCGATGGATAAGAGAATCAATGATGGGGCAAGAGGATAGGGCTAATGTAAGTAGAAGAATTAGGGAAGGTTGGGAGCTTGTAAAAGGTTCTGATTTACCTCAAGAATTTGACTTACCAACTATGGATTCTGGCAGACATACTGGTATTGTATATAACGAAGGACTACTCTTAGCGAAGATACCACTTGAAACCATTGCTGAACGTAATGCTTATTACCAAGGTAAAAACCAACAAGCGAAAGAAGCGTTAGACAATAATATGTTTAATGAATCTTCAAAAGATGGAAGGTATGTCAAGTATGACTCGCAAAGAAAGTCTAATGTTACTTTTGGAAAAAAGTAATTAATATAAATAGGTAAAAAATTATGGCTAATAAAGATGCCCCATTTGGATTAAAACCTGTTCGTATGATGGGCGGAGCACCCTATTCTGGAGGTCAATCCAGATACAGGATAGCTAGTGGAGCCACAACACCAATTTTTAATGGCGATTTAGTTACGCAATTAACAGCTGGAGTTTTGGGTCGACATGCTGCAACTGGTACTGTTCCGATTGTCGGAGTGTTTAATGGAGTCAGTTATACTGACCCAACTACTGGCGAACAAGTATTTAAAAATTACTATCCCGGAAGCATTAGTGCTTCTGACATAGTAGCTAACGTGATTGACGATTCCAATGTCGTTTTTGAAGTACAAGCAGACGCAGCATTGCCTGTTGCTGACTTGTTTGGAAACTTTGACATTGTTGACGGCTCTCCTGTTGGCGACACAGCCTCTGGACGATCTAATGCCGAGCTAGATGTAACTACTGGTGCTACCACCGCTACTCTGCCTCTAAAAGCAATAGATATTTCACAGGACCCTGATAACGATGACGTAGCGTCAGCTAACACCAATGTTCTTTGTGTGATTCAAAATCACATAATGGGGCAGAAAGGTGCTGGTCTAGCATAAGGTAGGTAAAAAATGGCAATATCAAGAGCTCAACTCGCTAAAGAGTTGGAACCCGGATTAAACAGCCTCTTTGGCTTATCTTACGATGAGTACAACAGAGAGTACGAAGAAATCTTCTCTATAGAAGACTCTAATCGTGCCTTTGAAGAAGAGGTGTTGATAACTGGATTTGGTTCCGCACCAACGAAGACTGAAGGTCAAGGCGTTAGCTTCGACAACGCATCAGAAAGTTACAGTGCACGTTATACCCACGATACAGTGGCGTTAGCGTTTGCTTTAACAGAAGAAGCGGTTGAAGATAATCTTTATGATTCTTTAGGCAAAAGGTATGTAAAAGCACTAGCTAAATCAATGGCTAACACCAAAGAAGTAAAAGGTGCTGATGTGTTAAACAATGCTTTCTCATCCAGTTTTACTGGTGGAGATGGCAAATCACTCATAGCAACAGATCACCCACTTTCAGGTGGTGGTTCAGCTGCTAACAGAGCGACATCAATGGCTGATCTTAACGAAACTTCATTAGAAGATGCGTTGATTGACATTAGTGGTTTCACAGATGACAGAGGATTGACAATTTCTGTTCAAGCTTCAAAAATGGTAGTTCCTAGTGAACTAGTATTTGTAGCTGAAAGAATTTTAAATTCTAACCTTAGAACTGGAACTTCAGACAATGACTTAAATGCTGTGAAAAGCACAGGGGTACTACCCGGTGGTTACTCAGTAAATCATTATCTGACAGACCCAGATGCTTTCTTCCTGTTAACTTCTGTCACCGATCAAGGCGATGGTCTAAAAATGTTCCAAAGAAGTGGTATGGAAACTTCTATGGAACCAGACTTTTCGACTGGAAACATTAGATATAAAGCTCGTGAGCGTTATTCTTTTGGTTTCTCTGATTGGAGAGGAATTTATGGGTCGCAAGGTGCATAACTAGAACGATTAGAAATAGCGTTTATAACTCAACTATTTCAAAGAAAAGGCAACTTAGGTTGCCTTTTTTTTTGGTGTAAACAATTTGCACTATATGATTGCAGAGAGTATGATTTTACTACTAGGATTTTTTTATATTGTTTTATCAACTGACCTAGCAGACTAGCCGAGATGATAAAACTTATTTCCGAAGGAGGAAATTATGGCAAATTCGACATTTAGTGGACCAGTCAGGTCACAAGGTGGTTTTAAAACAATAGACGTAGCTGCATCAACAGGTGCTGTTACTGATGGTTTAGTAATAAACGCAGATGGTAATATATTTACTGATGATGGTGGACATATTCAATATGTTGCAGCAACAGGTTTCGGACCAGCTGATTTAATCGTAGGTAAAGGCGGTAGCCAATATGGTACAGCTAACCCTTACGCAGAAAGTGCAACACAACTATTTCCATTAGGAGCTAAGTTGGTTTATGGAAATAATGTTTATCGTTATGTTGGAATAGGTGGCACAGCAGTAACAGCTGGTAAACTCTTACAACAACCAGCAATAGTTTCTGACCACGCAAACATGACAGCAACAGCAGCAGTAGCAGCTGGTGAAACAGCTATTTCTGTAGAAACAGGTGGAACTGATTTAACCTTAAATCAATATGCAAATGGTTATCTTTGGGTAAATGACGTAAATGGTGAAGGGCAAATGCTTAGAGTAAAATCTAATCCAGCTCACGACCATTCAACAGACCCATCAGTAGTAATAACTTGTTACGATGCACTTAAAACTGCTTTAACAACTAGTTCACAATTATCATTATTAGCTGACCCAAATAACGACCTTATTGTTGCTCCAGCAACAGAAACAGGTGCGATTATGGGAGCTACAGTAGTTGATATGACAGCAGACTATTTTGGTTGGGCAGTAATGTCAGGACCAGCAGCTTTGTTAACTGTAGGAACTTTAGTTGTAGGTAACGCAGCAGTTCGTTCAGGTGGAACAGCTGGTGGAGTTGCTCCAGCAACAGATAACGTGTTAATGGAAATTGGTGATGTAATGGCTGTATCAGCTAATACAGAATACTCACTCATTAACATGAATTTAAGCTAGGAGTAAATAATGGCAGACGCAGTAACCTCACAAACTATTCAGGATGGGCAAAGAATTGCTGTCGTGAAGTTTACAAATGTATCTGATGGCACAGGAGAAAGTGCTGTCAAAAAGGTTGATGTATCAGCTTTACAAGCAAATAATAGTGGTGACGCTTGCACCTCTGTTTCTGTAGCTCGTATTTATTGGGCTACAAGAGGCATGGGCGTAAACCTAGAATTTGACGCTAGTACAAATGTTCTTTTAACTGGTTTACCAGCAGATAGTACAGGAGATGAATACTATGACTTGTTCACAGGCATACCAAATAATGCTGGTAGTGGTGTAACAGGTGATATAGATTTAACAACTGTAGGACATTCAAGTGGTGATACTTATTCGATCATATTGGTCTTGAATAAGAATTATTAATGAATGGCTGTAAAAAAACCTAGAAAAAAGGCAGAACCTATAAGGAAAACGACTGGGAAGGGCGGTAATTACCGCCCTACTGGTAAAGGTGCTGGAATGACCAAAAAGGGTGTTGCTGCTTATCGCAAAGCAAACCCCGGTTCTAAGTTAAAAACTGCTGTAACAGGCAAAGTTAAGAAAGGTAGCAAGGCAGCTAAAAGGCGTAAGTCTTATTGTGCAAGGTCGCTTGGACAATTAAAGAAAAGCTCTGCTAAAACAAAAAATGACCCTAACTCAAGAATTAGGCAAGCAAGAAAAAGGTGGAAGTGCTAATGGCAATATCAAGATCACAAGTACCTAAAAGCGTATCAAACCCAAGTTTATACAGAAAAGCTAAAAGTAAGGCTAAAGCTAAGTTTGATGTTTACCCATCAGCTTATGCTAATGCTTACATGGTTAAAGAGTATAAAAAAATGGGTGGCAAGTATAAAGGTAAGAAGAAAGCTACAGGTGGAGCTATAAGATTAAACCAAGGTGGTTCAGTAATGGTACAAGGCAGAGGCTGTGGAGCCATGATGAACGACAGGCGTAAAAAAACTAAAATGCCGAGAAGCTAGTATGAGTTTGACGAAGTGGTTTAAAGAAGACTGGGTTGATATAGGCTCACCAAAAAAAGGTGGTGGCTATAAAAAATGTGGTCGTACCAAACAAAAAGCAGATGCTAAGAGAAAATATCCTAAATGTGTACCAGCAGCAAAAGCTTCAAGTATGTCAAAATCACAAATAGCATCAGCTGTGACTAGAAAAAGATCAAAAAAACAAGGTGTTGGTGGTAAACCAACTAATGTTTCAACATTCGCCTCAAGGGGTGGTAAGATAAGTAAATCAAAGTCAGGCAACATGGGATTGTTTGGCAGAAGATAGGAGAAATTATGAAAGGTACTAAAGGTATGAAAAAAGGTGGCATGGCTAAAGGCAAGGGCACTAAGTATATGGCTAAAGGTGGTTCTGCTAAAGGCAAAGGTAAAGGCACTAAGTACATGGCTAAAGGTGGTATGGCTAAAGGTAAAGGTACTAAATACATGGCAAAAGGCGGACCTGTTAAGAGAAAAGGTGTAGCTAGAGGCATGGGTGCAGCTACTAGAGGTGGCGATTATACGATTTAACTAAATTATAAGGATTAAATATTGTGGCGTATTTAATATCAAACATTCCCCAGTTTAAATGCTGGGTAAGAAAAGAATTTACAGCAAACCATACAGACTATCATGGCGAGTATTTACACGCTTTGGCTATAGCTGTTAACACATTACCAGACAGATCGTTGTCATTTCAGGTGGTTTTTACAGGTTGTGAGATAGATGACATGGAAGATGCACCTAATGTACATGGTGGGGCTATGTGGGCTAGGATGCCTATACAAGCACTCGTTGCTGACATTCCATTAGAAAACTCTCCAGAACCAATGGAAGATCACTTAGCTCAACCTTGGGATTGCTTGAGTCATGACCATTCTGTGGTTATTATGGACAGGGTAAGCTCATCTCCATGGATATGTAAGATAGGAGGAGAGTTCGTAACAGGTAAGTATATGTTTACAGTTGACTACACAGATAACTCGATAGCTGATGACCCAGCTCAACATAAACAGTCACATGTGTTATATTTAACAGAAGCTGGTGCTTGGACTGGTAACTTTGTGGCTCTACCCAACAATAGAGTAAGAGCAACAAACCCAGCCTTGTGGCGTGTTGGTGAAGGAGCTCCTGATTTTATGCCTTCACAGTGGACACATTCAGCAGAACAACATGAGAGTTATATGGACCCAAACATAACATTTGATAATCTATACGCTCCAGAGGATAAGAAGAATGGCAACAAGTAGTAGTAAGAATTTTGAGCCTGATGTAGCTGAATACATAGAAGAAGCTTTTGAAAGATGTGGTATAGAGCTACGCACTGGTTATGATCTAAAGAGTGCAACTAGAAGTTTAAATATTATGTTGGCTGAGTGGGCTAACAGAGGGTTAAACCAATGGACTGTTATAGAAAAGACAGTAGACATGGTAGCGTCAACATCCACTTACAACATAGATAGCACTAATTCTACAGCTCCTATAGATGTACTAGATGTCTTTATCAGAGAAACAACTGGTTCTGAAACGATTGACATACCTTTAAGTAGACTAAGCAGAGCTGAGTATTCACATGTAACCAACAAATCAACAACTGGTAAACCTAATCAGTATTTTGTAAACAAACAGTTATCTCCTACAGTCACAGTATATCCAGTGCCTGATTTATCTAGTAAATACACTTTGCACATGAATGTGTTGACTAGAATGGATGACGCAGACTCTGCTACTAATACAATGGATTTACCTTTTAGATTCTACCCATGTCTAACAGCTGGTCTTGCGTACTACATGTCTATGAAGAGAGCACCACAACTTACAGGACAGCTAAAAGCTATCTATGAAGAAGAGTTTGATAGAGCTTTATCCACAGACGAAGAAAGAAGCTCATTCCATATCTCGCCTAATTTAAGAAGTTATAACAACGCATAATGGCTTTTGCATCAAACAAAAACGCTTATGGAATCTGTGATTTGACAGGTTTTAGATACAGACATAAAGATTTAAGAAAAACTTGGGATGGTTTATTGGTTGGTAAAGACCAATGGGATGCTAAACACCCACAACTTATGCCTAAGCCTTCACCAGTTGACCCTGAAGCCATAAAAGATGCAAGAATTGAAAGCAGTGACACAAACAATTTTTTTACACTCTATACTAATGTTGGAGATGGAAAGTTAGGCACTAGCTTGACTTCTTTTGAATTGACAGCAAGCCTAGGAACAGTCACGATAACCATATGAGTTTTACACTAGCAACACTAAAAACAGCAATACAAGACTACTTACAAGTCTCTGAAACTACTTTTACAACACAACTGCCTAGATTTATACAGGAAGCAGAAGATCGCATATTTAATATGGTTCAACTGCCTTATCAAAGAAAAAATGTTTCAGCTACTCTTACTGCTAGTAATAGGTTTCTAGCTACACCCACAGATTTCTATGCACCTTTTAGTTTGGCAATCACTAGCAGTAATACATACGATTACTTAGATTTTAAACATGCTTCTTTTATTAAAGAGTATGCACCTTCTTCATCTGCTACAGGGCAACCAAAGTATTATTCACAGTTTGATGATACTTCTTTTGAACTTGCTCCAGTTCCAGACTCAGCATATACTATTGAATTACATTATTTGTATAAAC